CTAAGTTAGTAGGATATTTCCTACTGATTTGGGTAACCCTTTAAAAGATTTATTACTAAACCTTCGGGAACCGTAGTATTTCTACTAGGGCAGGTTTTCATCGGTGTATCCACCTTTGGAAACCTTCATGGAATCTTCAATCTTCTCCCCGAGAGGGTAGGAGTTTTCCATAACCATTACCATTTGATCATATATGATCGGAGGTAATTCAGCTAGTACGGACAGATTAGGAAGGTAATTAAGATATTTCTCAATTACAATATCACTAGAATAATTTTCTTTAAGGTATACCTTAAATATATTATACGACCTGTCAACGCGAAATTTTGGAGCTATTCGCTCTTCAGCGAATGACTTACCAAAAATTGTGTTCTTGGAGATTCTTTCAAGTTCTCTTTGTAATAACAAAGACGCCTCGATTAAATCAACAAGACTACTATCTGATAGAGATGAGTCCCCAAGTGATAACTTGAACAGCTCAGGCTCCAGGAGTTCTTTAGTTTTAACAACAGCTATAAGCTTAGTTAAAACCTTCAAACCGTCATGATCTAGATATTTAAAGGGTAGAGCATTCTCATCCCAAATACTATTCATGTATATCTTAGAATATGTAAAAGGAGGAAACTCCTTAAGATATTCTTTAGATGAATTTGTGGATTCCAAGATCTTTGAGTACATATACTCACAGTCTTGAAGTATTAACATTAAACGATAGTGATGCCGTAAGGCACCTGTCCTAAATTTAGTACTGAGAGATAACAAAAGAGTTTTATCTCTATCGTTATCCAGCATGCGAGTCAAAGCATTAGCTAAAGGTTCGAAGATCTTATCTTCACAGATAATATCATCGATAACTAATGCTCCCAATAATCCGAACCATATATGGTCTGGAAAATGGGGTTTTCCATTTGGTTTCTTAAGGACTCTGAGTTCCTTCAATAACCTATCCCAATTAAAATTGGAAGTCCGTTCATGAAGGTGCTTTACAAGTGAAGAAAGATAGAAAATATTCTCTCCGACTTTGCGACAGAGTGAAAGACTAATTCTAGAAACGTCGTTTCCATAATTAATATTTCGACTTACAAATTCGCCTACTAGATTATTATCTGTTGCGATTTTGGATTTCCTTAGATTAAAAGGGATATTTCCCTTTTCAATCATATCTTTAAGAACTAGACCTTTGGGATCATAATTCCAAGAGTCGTCACCAATTTGGTTAAATAAACCTTCGAATTTTCTGTCTGATAGACTATCAGGCATTAATTCTTTATAATGCTTATGCATCAGGAATTCCATTAGCGATAAGTATGAGAGTGACGCGATGGCGAATGAACCTTTAGTTCCCATCCCCTGTCCGGTTCCATAAGTTATAAACTTATTTGTTGACCCAACTCTCCATTTACAGTGTACAACAAGACTTCCCCATGAAGAAGCGAATTCGCTTCCGTAAAGGTGCTTGATATGTACTTTTTGAAAGTCTGTACTGAACGTATCCGTCCAGGACGAGGCATCATTACTGTAAATGCCAGGTTTAATTGACTTAGCCAATCTCTCAAATCCTCCCGTATGATCGAAAATATTCGATCCGTCTGGGTACATTTGATTGATAATCTGTAAAATGTGGTATTCAAAAGGTGTCAATAGACACTGAGTCCAATAATCACAGATAGCGATCGTTCTGGATTTATTTCCAGCGTCAGGTATTGAAGTTAACTTTCGTAAACTTCCTCTGACAATATTCTCAGATCCGTCTGGAGAAGTCCAATGGGACTTATCTTTAAGGATAATTCTGTTAGTTTTAGGATCATATCCCTTAACGTTACTTTCAAATTCATTTGATACTTTAATTATAAACTTGAGAAATTTCTCATTTTTAGTTATTAAAGCTATCTGTTCAAAGTGCTTCCATAGTTGTTTATCCCTCGTAAGAAGGAAAGCTTCTAGTGGAGCAGATTTATCTTTTGGTAGACCGTTCGGTCCATTAGAAGATAGTGAAAGTGGGGGTGTTACCTTATACATGTTCATGTAAACAGGACACTGTTGATACAAACTTTCAACGAAAGTTTCATATTCACTTAGAAAAGTTTCATCAACTTTTCTTTTCCCTTCGATATCATTGAGAGCAATCTCACTGAAATCTTCGACAACTCTTTGCATAGCAAAGAGTGAACGAATCACTTGATCACCTACCTTACGGTAGGGACCATTATCTCGCACTTGGTGGAATAAAGGTCTTAGTGAACCTAAATTATTAGGCCATCTATCCTTTAAACCAACTGATGTTCGACCAGGTACTTCTGGATTCAGATTACCTTCTAACATCTGAACACAATACACACATGTATCCTTATACCTTTTGGTACCGAATTCGATACCATTATGGGTTATAAGATTATTGTGGAAAGTTTGAACTTCGTCAATAGACTTAGCCAAACTAAATTTTGAAATGAGGTGTTTTTGATCTACTGAATCCAGTAAATTTTGTAACACTATTTGAAAGATCTCGAAACTGCCATTAAGTTTAACTGTCGGTGACTCTTTGGGGACATTTCTAGATAAAAGCTTCTGCGTATCCACTACCTTATTAACTAGTTTCTTTGAAGAATTCTTTAAAGACAATGAGTTTTTAAGTGAACCAACGTTTCTTGTTTTTCGTCGGATATATATATCCTTCGGAACTTCGGTAGTTGGCGAAATTGTTTTAACCATTATTAAATTTAATATTTGGTTTAAGACAAGAGTTTGAAGAAACGAAATTTCTCCTAACCTGAAAAGGGTATTCCTATATGAAGATATAGTACCTTCCTGTTCATTCTTGGAACTACGTTAACCATACGTAGGACAACATTTAAACTTACGTTTAAATAAGTCTCTCTCTAACGATATACTATGGATCTATCGATACCATATTATACCGACCCACCTATTAGGGAAATATCCCTAATA